GTCGAACGTATCTCCCCGATACGGACGAATCAGGACAAAAACGGACAAAAAGCACCAACTAAAATTAAAAAAGAGTTAGACTCACCTTTTTCCGCATTTGACTCAACGGGGGCTATCGACAATGGCTAAGCGCAAGGGAGCTACAAAGCCCCGCTTGCAGAATGCGCCGCTCAAAGGACCAAGCCGCATTGACGAGGTTAAGAAATTCCTAGAAGGTTTGAAGGAAAACGGCGAACCGATGAGCTTACTGCCGTGGCAAGAGTACGTTTTAACCGACATGCTGAAAGTTGACAAGGACGGGCTATTTAAGCGTAAGTCAAACCTACTTCTGATAGCACGCCAGAATGGAAAGACGCATCTGGCTAGGGTCCGCATCCTGGCAGGTTTATTCGTATTCGGTGAACGTAATATCGTGGCTATGTCCTCTAATCGAAACATGGCATTAGACACGTTCAATAAAGTTGTTGATATAATTGAACAGAACGAGAGCCTTATGGCTCAGGTGAAACAAATCCGCGTGGCTAATGGCCAGGAATCTATAGAGCTTCTAACTGGAGCGAAATACGAGATAGTTGCGGCGACGCGTGACGGCAGTCGCGGAAAAACCGCCGATTTATTATTCATCGACGAATTACGCGAGGTATCTGAGGAAGCTTTTACAGCTGCTAAGCCAGTAACGCGCGCTCGTAAGAATTCGCAGGTATTTATGTGCTCAAATGCTGGCGATGCGTTCTCCAGCGTACTGAATACCATGAGACAGCGCGCCATAGACCATCCGCCAGCCAGTTTAGGTTACTGGGAGTATTCGGCGGAAGAATTTGCGAAGATACACGATAAAGACGGCTGGTATCAGGCGAACCCAGCTTTAGGCTACTTAATAGATGAAGACACAATAGCCGAAGCTATTGCGACGTCCACCGTTGAAGCCACAAGAACCGAGGTACTGTGTTCCTGGGTTTCAGCACTTAAATCGCCTTGGCCGTACCATGCTTTCGAGGATTTAACAGTTCAAGACCTAGTTATAGCTCCAGGACCGAAGACTATCTTCGCTATGGATATATCTGTAAACAAACGCAACGCCAGCTTAGTCGCTGGTCAGATACGCGACGACGGCAAGATAGCCGTAGGCGTTATAGCACAATTTGAGAGCCAGGTAGCTGTGGACGAATTACGCATGGCGGTAGAGGTGGCAGAATGGGCCAAAAAGTATAAGCCCCAGATTATTTGTTTTGACAAGTATTCCACAATGAGCGTGGCTGAAAGATTGAGCCAGTCTGGCTATAGAACGCAAGACATGAGCGGTCAGGTATTTTACCAGGCGTGCGGCGACCTATATGATGCCATCGTGAACGGGCGCATAGTTCACATCGGACAAAAGTCGTTGGTGGACTCCATGAACAACTGCGCGGCTAAGGAGAATGACGCAGGATGGCGAATCGTGCGTAGAAAGTCCGCAGGTGACGTTAGTGCAGCTATTGGCCTAGCGATGGTGGTCCACCAACTACTGAAACCACAAAGTAAGCCACAAATCATCGCAGTGTAAATTGTTCTAATTGTCCGTTTTGTGTGGTATCCTATCCTGAATGGGACTCTTTGACCGTTTCCGTCCGACAAAAATCGAAGCGCAGAACGCGCCGCAGATTATGTCGGAAAATTGGACTATTGCGCCGTTAACAGTCGGCAACATTTCACGCGCGGATGCCATCTCTGTACCTAGCGTTGCACGCGCAGCATCTTTGATTAAAGGAATTATCGCTAGTACGCCGCTAGAAGTTTATCGCGACTCAACTGGTGAAGAAGTAGAAAATACTCCAGCATGGATTAGACAACCGTCACCGTCGCAGCCACGTTCCGTCACGTTGGCATGGACTGTTGACAGTCTCATTTTCTACGGCCAAGCATTTTGGCAAGTAACGAGCGTTAGCGAGCTCGACGGCCGTCCATTGTCTTTCGAATGGGTGCCCAATAGCCGCGTTACATTCAATACAGACCTTTACACCGAATTCATTACTCAATATTATGTTAACGGTAACCCAGTACCAATGTCAGGACTCGGTTCACTCGTTACTTTCCAATCTCTCGGTGATGAAGGTGTATTAGTTCGCGGAGCGCGTACTATACGCGCCGCTGTAGATTTAGAAAAGGCGACAGCTGTAGCTGTATCGTCACCAATGCCTACTGGTGTAATTAAGAACACAGGCGCAGACATGTCTGAAGCTGAAGTGTTAGCAATTCTTAACCAATTTGAAAAGTCGCGTAAGAATCGTTCAACGGCTTACATGACGTCAACTCTTGACTATAACGTAACGCAGTTCTCACCTAAGGACATGACTTACAACGAGAGCGCGCAATTTATGAGCACGCAAATCGCCAGAATGATGAACGTCCCTGCGTGGTATTTGTCTGCTGAAATGAACAACAGCATGACTTATGCGAATGTTATTGACGAGCGTAAGCAATTCGTAGATTTATCACTACGTCCTTATTACGCTGCAATCGAAGACCGTCTTTCACTTGACGACATCACTCCACGCGGAAATATTGTGCGCTTTGCAATTGACGATACATTCCTTCGTAGCGATGCTATGGAAAGACTCAACGTCATTGAAAAAATGCTAACCCTGGGCCTAATTTCTCTAGAGCAAGCTATGGAGATGGAAGACCTAACACCGAACGGAAATAACATAAATGAAACTGACATTCTCTAGCGAGATTACGTCTGCTGACTCAGCACGACGTACTATTAGCGGAAAGATTGCGCCAGTAGGCGAAGTCGGACACACTTCCGCAGGTAAAGTAATTTTTGAGCGCGGGTCAATCCAGATAGACGACCCAAAAAAGGTTTTGTTCCTCGAAGAACATAACGACAAAGTGAGATTAGGCCGCGCTCAATCTATTGAAGCATCCGAAGATGGATGGTACGGCACCTTCAAGCTCAGCGCGTCTACAAAAGCATCCGACGCGCTTATAGAAGCAAGCGAAGGATTAAAAACAGGTATGTCAGTAGGTGTTGAGGTAATTGACTCACGTCCTGCTAATGGCGTTCTCCATGTTCTTGCCGCAAAGTTAGTCGAAGTTTCTCTAGTCTCAAATCCTGCTTTTAAGTCGGCTGAGATTAAAGAGGTAGCTGCTTCCGAGACGGAAGAAGTTAAAGAAGAAGAAAACCAACCAACAGAAAGCGAGGCTGTCGTGGAGAATACTCCAGACACCGTAGCCGTAGCACCTGAGGTCGAAACCCCTGCGGTAGAAGCCTCAGCTCCTAAGGTTACAGCTGCAACACCACGCGTGTATGCACAACCACGCATCGCTCCTATGACTGGCGCACAATATCTCGAAGCTAACATCAAGGCAGCTCTCGGTGATGACAATGCTCGCCAGCTCGTACGCGCAGCAGATGACTCAACAAGCACTAACACAGGTCTGACACTCCCTCAGCACCTAAACACTTTCATCACAGACACCTTCTCAGGTCGTCCTGCATTCGAAGCCGTTACCCGTAATGCGCTTATCGCAGAAGGAATGAGCTTCACTGTTCCAAAACTTTACACAAATCAAGGTGTACCTAACGTAGCCCCTACCGTTGCAGATACCAACGAAGGAGCAGCTCCATCTGAGACAGGCATGACCTCAGGTTATGACACTATCAACGTGGAGAAGTTCAGTGGCCTCAACCGAGTCAGTTTTGAGCTCGTTGACCGCTCAAGCCCATCATTTATGGAACTTTTGATGGTCGAACTTCGCAAAGCATATGAGAAGGCAACAGACAACGCACTTCTCGCAGCATTCACCTCAAGCGGAACCGCTGCTACAGCCGTAGCTGCTACCGCTGAAGGTCTACAAAGCTTCATCTCAACAGAAGCCGCAGCTGCATACAAGGGTACAGGCGGAGATTTCGCTAACAAGCTTGTAGCATCCACTGACCAGTGGGCGGCCATCATGGGCTACACAGATGACTCCAAGCGTCCTTTATACGCTGTAGCATCACCACAATACAACGCAGCAGGTCAAGCAATTCCTACATCCGTTCGCGGAAACGTTCTTGGAACTGACCTTATCGTTGACCACAACATTGCAACCGCTGGCGTCATTGACGACTCAGCATTCCTTGTTGCGCCTGGTTCCGTGTACGTTTGGGAATCCCCAACCACGAACCTACGCGTCAATGTATTAACTTCGGGAGAAATCGAGATTAACCTCTATGGCTACCTTGCAATTTATGTTGCAAAGGCGGGCAAGGGTGTTCGTCGCTTCAACCTCTCCTAGTAAGTAGTCGAGTTACCCCAGCGGCTCAGCCCTAGCCGCTGGGGCTAACATTAGAAAGGAAACCAATGCCAGCCACATTTGTAACAGAAGCCGAACTTCGTGCTGCTCTAGGTATTGGTGCTTTATATTCATCTGCGGTAGTCGAAGAATGCTGCCAGGCTGCTGAGAACATAGTAAAAGCTAAGCTTTGGTATAACAAATATTCAGTTAGTGCTCACGAAAGCACAACCACAACGGCGACAATTTATACGCCAGTCCAACATGATTTTATTGTAGGTCAGACCATTACGGTCGAAAATTGCGGAGCAAAATATAACGGTTCTAAGACTGTTACTGCTCGCACAGATTTTTCAGTAAGCTACACAGTTAATAACGCTACAGCAGAAGTAAAGAATGATTTAGTACCGTGGGGAACCGTTTACGGTACAACACACATAGATTATGAAACTCTGCCAGAAGTTAATGAAGCTACACTTATGATTGCCGTTGACATCTGGCAAGCACGCCAGGCTTCTAACGCAGGTG